TATCCGGCGGGTTCGTCGGCCTCGACGAGTTCGTCGGCGATGCGGCCGGTGCGGGCGAACCGGTTGCGGATGTTGGCGCCCTGGCGTCGGGCGCACAGTCCGCACGATGGGACGAGTACGCAGCACCCGGTGCCTTCGGCGTGGGGGACGGTGTGCAGTGCGATCGGGGGTTGGTGGTCTGTTTCGGTGGCTTTTCGGCCGCATCGGCAGCGTGAGTGTTTCGCTAGGACGGCGGCGCGGTTCTGTTGGTAGCGGTAGCCGTACGGGGATGCCATGTCGTCAGTGTCCTGGTATTCGGTTGCGACTTCAAGTACGCTTGAGGTTTCGTGGAGTCTGTGACGTCCAGTGGCCTGGTGTTGACCCGGTCGTTGCGTCCGCCGTCGGAGCCGGTGACACCGAACGGGAATGACCCCGCAACGCACTCGCCGGGCACAGTCGGTCCGCCGTCGGCCGTGCCCGGCGATCCTCACAGCCTCGTCTGGCTCGACGACGGCACTTCGGGCGGCGTGTTCGGTGGCGGTCCGCCGCGGGCGACGCCGTGGTCGGGTTGGCCGGCCGAATGGATGACACCGTCGTGGTACAACCGGCGTGACGAGCTGACCGACATCGCCTGGAAATGCGTCGATCTGAACGCTTCGGTGATCTCGATCATGCCGCCGTACTTCGTCGGTGACCCGGTGGCGGCGAATTGGATCGAGAACCCGGACCCGGACCGGTACAACTCGTGGATCGACTTCGCCAAAGCCCTGTGGTGGGACTACCAGTTGGGTGAGGCGTTCGTGATGGCGACGGCGTACAGCGGCGGTCGACCGGCGCGGTTCCATGTCGTGGCGCCGTGGATGGTCAACGTCGAGATGGTCGGCCCGTTCCGGCGGTACACGATCGGCAGCCTGGACGTCACATCGGACATTCGGCACATTCCGTACCAGATTTGTGACGGTGAGGCCCATGGGCACGGCCCGCTTGATGCCGGCCGGTACCGGGTGCTGGCGGCGAACCTGTTGACTCGGTACGCGACGAACGTGGCGGCGTCGGGTGGCATCCCGAACTCGGTGTTGAAGCACCCGGAGAAGTTGACGGCGCAGCAGTCGTCGTCGCTTCAGGAGCAGTGGGTGGCGGCCCGTCAGTCGACGATGGGGTTGCCGGCGGTCTTGTCGGGCGGTTTGGAGTTCGAGACGTTGCAGTTCTCGCCGGAACAGATGGCGCTGGTCGATTTGGCGAAGATGAACGAGGCGCGGATCGCCGTCATGATGAGTGTGCCGCCGTTCCTCGTCGGTTTGCCGCAGGGTGGCGACTCGATGACGTACAGCAATGTGCAATCAATTTTCGAGTATCACTGGCGGGCCGGCCTGTCGACGATGGCGACGACGGTGATTCGGGCGTTGTCGGGCTGGTTGCTGCCGGCTGGGACGGCGTTGGAGGTGAATCGTGACGAGTACGTGAAGCCGACGATGTTGGAGCGGGCGCAGGCTGAACAGATTTACGTTGCGATGGGTGCGCTCAGCCCGGAGGCGGTCGCCGAGATTGAACGGTTCTCTGTCGCCGCCCCGTCGACGACGTTCACGTCAGGAGTGCTGCAATGACCGACACGACGATGTTGGAAGCACCGCCGCGGGCACCGGTCGAGTGGCGTGCCGCCGTCGCCGTGTCCGGCGTCGATTTCGCTGATCGCACCATCGAGGTGATCGTCGTCCCGTACGACGAGGACACGACCGTCGAGTATCCGCCCGGCTCCGGCAAGTTGATCACCGAATCGGTGAACCGTGGCGCATTCGATGGTGTCGAGAAGCGGCCGGGTCGGGTGCGAGCGAACCGTGACCACGACGTGACTCGCACCGTCGGTTTGGCCCGTGCGATCTACACCGACCGTCCGAACGGGTTGGTCGGCGAGGTGTACGTGTCCCGCACCCTGCTCGGCGATGAGACGCTGCAGCTCGCCGATGACGGGGTGTTGGGTGCGTCGGTGGGGATGGCGGTGCGGCCGTCCGATCAGATCTGGTCGGAGCATCGGACCCGCCGTCGGATCGGTAAGGCGTTCTTGGATCACATCGCTCTGGTGCCGAACCCGGCGTATCAGGGCGCCGAGGTGCTGGCGGTGCGGTCGGTGCAGCCGCCGTCGTTCGCGGCGTCGCCGGCGACGCCGTACCTCGACGAGGTGTTGGCGTATCTGGCTTCGATTCCCGGTTTGTCCGCACCCAGGTAGCGGACACGGGGTTTGCGTGCAGAGGCGCCTGTGGTGCCCGTAGAGGCAGGCATCCTGGTTGACATCGAATGACATCCGTGTAACTCTGGTCGGCGAGTAGTCGACATTCGCACTACCGGCCGTCTGGACACGTAGAACGTGGCGGGCCGTAGCGGGTACGAGCGCCACTACGTCAGGAACCCATCGTTTCGACGTACCGGAGGCCAGCCGTGCCCGCACCCGCACCCCACACCGACGCCATGATTCGTCGCCTCGAAGGCGAAATCGAGGAGCGTAACCAGCTGATCCAGGGGCTGGCGCAGGATGCCCAGGCTGCGAACGGCGGGTCGGGTCGTGACCTGACCGAGTCGGAGCGTGAGTCGATCAACCGGGCGCGGGACCGGATCACGGTGCTCGTCGAACAGCTCGAACCGCTCCGTGAATCGTCGAGGATTGCGCTCGATGCCCGGCAGCGGGCCGAGGTGATCAACGCCGAGATCGAGCGGATGCGTGGCCGGGGCGGCGTGCCCGGCGAAGTCGAGTACCGCTCGGCTGGCGCCTATCTCGCTGACCTGTACGCGGCGGCGATGAACGGCGGCGACGACGCCCGCAACCGGCTCGAAGTGTTCAACCGCACCGCCGCCCACCAGACGACGACCGACAACCCCGGCCTGCTGCCGGAGCAGATCGTCGCCCCGGTGCTGAACCTCGTCGACAACGCCCGCCCGGCGGTGTCGGCACTCGGCCCGACCGACCTCGGGTCCGGGTCGTGGGCCTACGCCAAGGTCACACAGCACACCCAGGTCGGGGTGCAGTCGGCTGAAAAGGCCGAGATGGCCAGCCGCAAGATGACGATCACGAAGACGTCGATCACGGCGCCGACGTACGGCGGCTACGTCAACGTGTCGAAGCAGGACATCAATCGCACCAGCCCGCAGATTCTCGACATGGTGATCGCCGACCTGGCGTCGGAGTATGCGACGGAGACGGAGAAGGCGTGTGTGGCTGCACTCCTCGCCGGTGCGACCGCCGGGACCGCCCTCGACGCCACACCGACGCCGGCCGAGATCGCCACGGCCCTGTGGAGTGCGGCGGCGACCGTGTACGCGTCGATGAAGGGCGGCGGGCAACTGCTGCTTCTCGTCGCACCGGGCGACATGGGTCTGTTCGGGCCGATCTTCGCCCCGGTGAACCCGCAGAACGGCTACTCGTCGGGGTTCAACGCCGGCAGCTTCGGGTCGGGTGCGATGGGTGCCATCTCCGGCATCGCGACGATCATGACGCCCGGCTTTGCTGCGGCCGGTCAGGCCCTCGTCGTCAACACCGGCGCCGTCAGGGTGTTCGAGCATCGTTACGGCGCCCTGCAGGTGGACGAGCCGTCGGTGTGGGGTCTCCAGGTCGGGTACGCCGGTGATTTCCAGACGGCGATCGTGCAGACCGGTGGCATCGTCTCGATCGACACCGTGCCGTGATGAGTGACGCACCGGCAGGACTGTTCAACGACGCCGCCGTCGGTGTCGACTACGCCCCGCCGGGCGAGGTCACCCCGACGGTGCAGGCGAAGCCGGCGTCGTTCGATCCGGGTGAGCACACCGTCGCCGAGGTCCACGACTACATCGCAGCCCACCCTGGCGAGGCCGACGCCGTGCTCGCGGCGGAGAAGTCGGGCAAGGCGCGGGCGACGCTGGTCGGCGACTGACCGTGGCGTCTCCCCCGTACGTCGGTGACTGGTGGCAGCTCGACCATGACGTGATCGTCGATCGGGCGTTGAAGGCGATGCGGATGACGTCACCGACCGACCCCGACTTGCAGGCCGTAGGAGACGCTGCGGTCACCGCCGGCCAGTTGATCGACCAACGTCTCGACCGTTGCACCCCCCTGCCGGTTGTGACGCCTGCGCCGATCCTGGCTGCCGCGGTGGAGGCCACCGTCGTGTTGTATCGGCGCAAGGATGCCCCGTTCGGTACAACCGGCGGCTGGGCTGACAACGCCGTCACCACCCCGATCTACTCGGACCCGCTCGAAGGGGTGTATCCGATGATCGCCCCGTGGCGTGAACGTGTCGGTGTGGCGTGACGCTCGCCCTCGGCGCCGCCCGCACCGCCTTGCACGCCACGCTGGCCCCGCTGCTCCCCGCCGGCCGGGTCCACCAGTATCCGCCCGCCCAACTCGTCGCCCCGTGCGCCTGGATTGATCAGCCGTCATGGTCGATCGTCGACGGTCTGACCGTCGCGGAGTATCCGATCCATCTCGTCGCTGACGGCAACCCGACCGAACAATGCCGGCTGTTGGATGGGATGGCGGATGCGGCGTGGACGTTGATGGTCGGCCCGTACGTCCCGGTTGATTGTCAGCCGGGTTCGGTCGACCCCGGCGGCGGCACCGAGCTTCACGAATACGTGATCACCGTCCAGGTCTGTGTCGACGCTGTCTCGTTCTGTCCCCCGACCCCGGCGACCTTGCCGGCCTGGCCCGTTTCTGCGTAATAGGAGATTGATTTACTATGGCCACGCACGTCTTCCAAATTGAAACGGGCAAGTTCGGTCTGTCGAAGGTCGACACCGCCGACACCGGCTACCTGAACGAGTGGCAGGCACCGAACGGTATCGACGTGTCGACGGCGGTGATCGCCGACTACATCACCGGTGGAGGAGACTTCTCCTGCCAGATCTCGTCTGGTGCGCTCAGTGCGTCGCCGAACACGACGACCGACTCGACGCCGGCGACGTTCTGTTCACCGGAGGAAACCACCACCGGGGTCGGTGTCACCAGCTACACGCTCGACGTCACGTTCCTGCAAGACCCGGACCTGATGGCCGGGTTGAACCGGTACCTGTTCGAGTGGGACACGTTCGAGGCGTACTTCTATCTTGGCCTGAATGCTGATGCGGCGCCGAAGGCGATTGGCCGTTGCCGGATCATTGCCGGCACGATCGGTGGTGACGCCCGCACCAAGCTGACCGCCACCCTGTCGTTGCCGTGCTCGCGTAAGCCGGACATCCTGTTCGGTACCGGCGTGTCGACGGCACCGATTGAAACGTACGCGTAGATGTCGTGGATGTCCGCGTCGTTGCCAAAGGGCCAACGTTCGAAGCAGTAGTCCGCGAACAGGTCCGCACCCTAAACCGGGTGAACCGGCGGATCTACGCCCCCATCACGCGCAAAGGGATCAAGGCGATCAAGTCGGGGGCGCCCACATTCCAGGGCAAGAAGCTCACTGCACGCACCGACCCACCGGAGCGTTCGGCGACGTCAACGACGATCACGTTCTACGGAGTGTCTGCCGGCGCGTGGGCGATCAAGGAGTCCGGCGCCAAAGAGCATGAGATTTTCCCGCGGCAACGCCCCCGCCGGGGCGGCACCCGCAAATCGGCGCTGGCATTCCCAGGCGCCGGCCGCAAGACGAAGGGTGGCGGCCGTACTGGTGTCGCCGCGTACGTGTTGAACCATCCCGGCGTCGCCGGCCGCCACCTCTGGACGCAGGCCGGTAAACGCCTGAGGGCCGCCCTCACCCCGGCCATCACCGACGAGTACGACAAGGCGTTGACCTGATGGCGAAGAACAAGATCGAGTACGACGTCGTCGTCGATGCGTCCGACGCCACCAAAGAGCTTGGCAAGCTCGGCGACGCCGGCACGAAAGCCGGCCAGGAACTGTCGAAAGGGTTGGCGAAGGGTGCCGACGCCGCCGGCCGTGACATCGACGGGCTGATCGCCAAAGTCGAGAAGTTGGGTGCCGGCAAGGCGGCGAACCTGCTGTTGACGAACAACTTCAAGGACATCGAGAACGACATCGTCGACCTGACGATCAAGCTCGACGAGCTGGACGCCAACGACCCGGAGGTCGATGTCACCGTCACCCGTCTCGGCGAGTTGCAGGGCGACTTGGACACGGTCACGTCGAAGATCCGCGAGTTGAACTCGACGGACGCCGTCATCGATGTCAAGGCCGACACGTCGCAGGTCGAAGGCGCACTTGATCGTGCCCGTGGCGGTACCGACAAGCTGACGGCGTCGGCACAGAAGTCACGCAACGCGTTCGCCAACATGGTCGGCAACGTCGGCCAGGATCTCGGCGCCTTGGTCGGGATCGCCGGGTCGGCCGGGGTAGGCCTCGGCCAGCTCGCCGAAGGGGCCGCCGACGCGTCGAACGACGGCGAGAAGTTGGGTTCTGTCCTGAAGGGTGTCGCCACGTCGGCGTTGCCGATCGCCGCGCTCGGCATCGGTGTCGGGCTGATCTCGTCGGCGATGGCGAACGCGAAGAAGAAGGCGCAGGAACTTGACGCCGCCACCCGCCGATTCACCGAGGGTCTGGAAGCAACGGTCGGCGCCAGTCAAGAGTTGGACGAGGCGTTGGATTCGGCGTTCGACGTCGGTCAGGCGTCGAACGCCGCGATCGTCGCCCGCGAGTTCCTCGACGCCCTCGACCCGAAGAAGGTCCACGACTATCAGACGGCGCTCGATGAACTGGGCCTGACCAATGAGCAGTTCATCTCCGAACTGCAGGCGGCGGGCGGCACCGTCGACTGGTTCGCCAAACGCCAGTTGTTCGCCGCCGGTGCGAGCGACGGCGTGATCGACAGCGTTTCACGACTGATCGCCCAGTACGACGGATACGACGAGATCCTCAACTCGGTCGTCGACGGACCCTCGAAGGATTTCATCGAGCAGAACGAACAACTCGTCAGAGGACTAGACGACGTGGGCCAGTCGATCGGAGCGTTGGACCTCGAACGGCTGGCGAAGAACTTCCTCGACACCCAACGCAACATCTCCACCGAAACCCGCATCGTCAATGAGGCCGTCGACTCCACCAACAACTACACCGACGCCCTCGACCGCTACCTGCAGTTGAAACAACGTCAGAACCGGGAGGAGCAGCGGTCGATCGACCAGGCCGAGGCATACGCCGCGGCGATCGATTCCGGGGTGGCCGGCCGGCAAGCGTTCAACGACGAACAGGCCGAGATGGTGTTCACGGCTGGCGAGCTGGCCGACGCGTTGACGGATCTGCAAGACCCGTTGAAGACGCTGCCGGCGACGTGGGCCGTGCTGATCGACAACTTCCACGACGGCCAGTTCGACCTGGAGAACGCCGAGGTGTTGATCAACCGGATCGCCGAGGCGACCGGTCGGCCTCCGGGCGACATCCTCGACATCATCTCCACCGAGGCCGACAAGGCGCAGACGGCCCTGGAGAAGACCGGCACCGCGTTGGACCATGTGTCTGCGTCCGGGTTCGTCGGCGCGCAGGGCGAGATTTCGGCGGCGACACAGGCGACGACGGATGCGTTGAACGCCCAGGCTGATGCGTATCAGGCGGCGCTCGACAAGCAGCAGGCGATGATCGACGCCGCCCAGGGCTACGCCGACGCTCAACAAGCGTTCCGCGACGCCACCGCTGATCTGCCGGGGATCATCGCCGAGACGAACGCGGTGATGGCCGACTCGGAGGCGTCGATCGAGGACCGCACGGCGGCGATGCGGACGCAGCGCGACGAGACGATCAGCTGGATCGACGGCATGGTCCAGACCCGGCAGGAGTTCGAGGCGCAGAACGGCACGGTGCGTACCGCCGCAGAGACGCAGGCCGATTACGCCGAAGGGTTGGGTCTGATCGCCGGCACGTTGAACGACGACGTGATCCCGGCGGTCGCCGACTACTACTCCGACTTGCTGGACATCCCGGAGGAGCGGCAGACCGAGTTCGAGATGATCCTTGCCCGCGGCGACGAAGACGAGATCGAGGCGTTCATCGCCGAGAACTCGGGGACGACCGCGATGTCGATCGAGATGGAGCTCGAACAGAAGAAGCTGAACGAGGTCAAGGCGCAGATCGGTTCGGCGACGCAACCGAGGACGTTGCCGGTGACCGCCGTGGCGCACACCGTCGTGGCGAAGGGGCAGATCGCCGCCGCGTTCCCACCGGTGTCGGTGCCGGTGAACGCCAACACGAACCCGGCCAAACAGACGATGGATTCGTTCCGTCGGAACCAGGCGAACACCCCGATCTACGTCAAGGTTCAAACGGTCGGCGTGACGCCTGGCTACGTCAAGCCGGCCGCGGCGACGGCTGGCGCCCTGGGCGCGGCGCCGCTCGCCCTCACCCCATTCGAAGGCGACGAACAGGTCGGCGTCACCCCGTACGCCGGTGACGTGGCGGTCGCCTCGTTCGGCACACCGGTGGGTGGGTCGTCGTCGTTCACGCCGACCGTGCATAACCATGTGACGATTCAGGCGGCGGTGATCGGTTCACGCTTCGACGTGCAACGTGCCGTGACGAAAGCGTTGCGGTCGGCGCAACGCATCAACGGTGGGCGGGCGGCGTGAGCGTCGCCACCATCGAAACGTTGCCCGGTGTCACCCCGATCGTCGAGCTGGGTGTCGGCGCCTCCTACGACGACACGTCAACCGCACAGTGGGACGTCGACCTGTGGGACGACGCCTCAGCCGTGTGGGTTGGCGACAAACCGTTCTGGCTGGATGTCACCTGTCACGTGCAGGACATCGCCACGTTCGTCGGCCGTGAACGCACCGTCGACCAGTGGGAGGTCGGCACCGCCACCATCACGTTCGACAACCGTGACGGACTGTTCGACTTCCCGCTGTCGATGGCCGACCTGGCCGACGACCCGACCCTGTTGTCGGTGCGGCCGGGCCGGTCGGTGCGGGTCGGGGTGCAGATCGGTGGTGATCCGCCGCAGATGTTGTGGGCCGGATACATCGACGCCTGCAACCCGGCGTATGACGCCGTCGAGGGTGCCCGCATGATCGTCGAATGCATCGACGCCAAAGGGGACGCCGGCCGCACCGAGGTCGCCGCCCTGGCTACCGGTGTGGGGGCCGGTGAGACGGTGACTGCCCGCATCAACCGTGTGCTGTCGGCGGCCGGTTGGCCCACATATCGGCGGGCTGTGGAGACGTCGGGGGTGACGTTGATCGCCACCGAACTCGGCGGGCAGGCCGTGGACTTGTTGAACGTGGCCGCCGACTCGGCCGGCGGCGGCGTGTTCGGCGATTTGGGTGTCGCCGACGGTGACCCGCGGGTGGCGTTCAAGGGCCGCGACTTCCTCAACTACACCAACTCGGACCCGGCGACCGGCACCATCGGCGACTACGGCTACCCCGGCGTCCCCGCCCACTACGAATACGTGATCGACATCGTCGTCGACGTCGACGGACTGTGGGACCCCGCCGACGGATCGGTGACCGTCGTCGAAGCACCGGCCGGCTCCGGCCTGTACGACACGACGGCCCCCGTCGACCTGGTGTGGACCGAAGCACCGGCCGGATCGAGCCTGTACCTGCTCGAAGGCGGCGACATCATCCCGGCGATCCCCGCCGACACATGCCCGTCGAACTGGGAGCTGACGTTCGCCCGCGCCGACATCACCACCCAAGCCCTGCTCGCCCGTTCCACCGACGACACGCCACGGACGTATCCGACACCGGCCATGTTGGCCGACGTCACCAACGGCACCAAGTACGGGCTGTCCATGTTCGGCGTCGAAACGTTCGAACGCACCGACCTGGAAACACAGAACACCGCCGACTTGGACTGGCTCGGGGAACGCATCCTCACCACCCGGTCATGGAAGTACATGCCGCGGGTCGCCGCCGTCACCGTCACCGCGAAAGCCAGCGCACCGGAGACGTTGGGGACGTTGGTCAAGGCGTCGCCGTACACCCCGGCCCGGTTCAACTGTCAACACCGCATCGACGACCGCATCGTGTTCGAGCGGGTCATGTTGGTCACCGGCGTCGAACATTCGATCACGCCGGCCGGCTGGGAAGCACGCATCGCGTTGGATGACGCCGCCCCGTTCCTCGTCGGCGGCACCCACCCGGCGCTGTGGGACGAAACCGGTGTCGCCCTCTGGGATACCGCCACCTGGGCCGACCCCACCTGAGGAGCATCTATGGCCGTCATCGCAACCGTCTCACCGACCGAACTGATCCGCTCGACGTGGGGCAACTCGGTCGCCACCGAACTGAACAACGCATGCGTCAAGGCGGACGGGTCGCGGGCGATGACCGGCCCGTTGATCATCAACGCGACGCCGGCGTTGAAGCTGCGCCGTTCGACGAACGACCCGTATCTGCAGTTCGAGTCGACGACCGGCACCCGTTACGGCTACGTCCAGGGGTCGGCGGCGTCGATGAACTACGTGTCCGATTTGACGTCGACGCCGCACCGGTTCCTCGTCGGCGGCACGGAACGTTTCGAGGTGAACAGCACCGGCGTCAACGTCACCGGCACGTTCGAGACGAGCGCCATAACGTCGAACGGGAAGGGCCGGTTCGGTGGCAACGGTTCCCAACTGGAACTGATCGACACGTCGACGTCGGGTTCGGATTTCCACGACGTGTACGTGGCGTTCTTCGGGGCCGGTGTGTCGATGGTGTCGCCCGGTACCCGCACCGGTCGGATCGGCTACATCGGCGCAACCACGTTGGAGGTCCGCAACGAGGTTTCCGGTGGTGCGTTAGCTCTGTTGACGACCGGTGCCGGGGCGATCTCGGCGACGACCGGTAGCGGCAGCATCAGCCTGACGTCGGGCGGCGCCGCCGACATCATCGTCAACGCCGGCGGCGACATCCGGTTCATAAACGGTGGTGCTGAACGGGGCCGGGTCGCCGGTTCCCTGTTGTGGGGCAAGACGGCCGGCGGGTCGGCCACCGCCGGTGTCGAACTGTTCGAGTCCGGCACCATCTACTCGACGACCCAGACGAACGGCGTCGCCAACATGCTGCTACGCCACAACACCAACGCCGACGCCGCCGCGTTCATCCAATTCAACAACGCATCCGGCGGCACCCTGTCGTTGATACGCCAAGACGACGTCGCCCCGGTCGGCATCTCGATCACCAACTGTGCGATCACCGCACCGTCCGACTACCGACTGAAGGACGACTTGGGTCCGATCCTCGACGCCGTCACCCGTGTCAAACAACTCCAACCGAAGCACTTGGCGTGGAAGGAGACCGGCCGAGAGTTCGACGGGTTCATCGCCCACGAGCTCGCCACGGTGGTGCCCGACGCCGTACACGGTGACAAGGACGCCGTGTACGACGTCGAGGAAGCAGAACAGATGGGTGTCGAACCTGGTGCGATCAACCCGCAGCAGCTCGACCAGATCCCGCTGATCCCGCTGCTGACCGCCGCCCTGCTCGACGTCATCGACCGGTTGGAATCACTTGAGGACACGCCGTGACGTTGCCCACCAACGTCGGCACGGTCACCGTCACCGGCACGTTCATCAACTTGGATGACGGCGCCCCAGCGACGGGTACCGTGACGTTTGAACCGGTGCCCTGCCGGCTGGTCGACGCCTCCGCCGACGTCATCCTGCTCGGGGTGCCGGTTCTCGCCAACCTCGACGCCAACGGGTTCTTCTCCGTCGACCTGGCCGCCACCGACGACGTCGACATGAACCCGGTCGACTGGACGTATCTGGTCACCGTCAAGCTGACCGACCCGTCACGGGGTTGGCGGTTCGCGATGGCCGCACCTGCCGGCGCAGCCATCGACCTGGCCGATGTTGTCCCGATCGAAGGGTCGGTCGGTGACGCCATCCTCGTCGGTCCTGCCGGGCCTCCCGGCGTCGACGGCCCTGCCGGCCCTGCCGGACCGGCGGGTGCTGCCGGCCCCGCCGGCCCGCAGGGTGTGCCGGGTGATCCCGGCGGCCCGGCAGGACCGCAGGGTCCGACCGGCCCGCAGGGTGCCGTCGGCCCGCAAGGCCCGCAGGGCGTCAAGGGTGACACCGGCAACACAGGTCCGACCGGGCCGACGGGTGCGACTGGTGCAACCGGTGGCATCGGCCCCACCGGCCCGGCCGGCGCCACCGGGGCGACGGGGCCGGGTGTCGCCACGGGTGGCACCACCGGCCAAGTGCTCACGAAGCTGTCGGCCACCGACTACGACACGAACTGGCAGACCCCGACCGGTGGCGGCGGGTCCGGGATCACCGACGGCGACAAGGGTGACATCGTCGTCTCCGCGTCGGGGGCGACATGGATGTTCGACACCGGTGTGGTCACCGCCGCCGCGAAGACGGTGCTGGACGACACGACGACCGGGGCGATGCGAACCACCCTCGGATTGGGCAACGTCGACAACACCGCCGACGTCGACAAGCCGGTGTCGACGGCGACGACGACCGCCCTCGGATTGAAGGCCGACAAGGCGACGACGATCGCCACCACCGCACCGTTGACCGGTGGCGGCAGCCTCGCCGCCAACCGGACACTCGACATCTCCGACTTCACCGCCTCGACCAAGGGGGCGGTGCCCAACCCGGTCAGCAGCAGCGGCCGGTTCCTGAAGGACGACGGCACCTGGGACTCGCCGGCATCGGTCATCTCCGGTGCCGGCGGCGTGTTCCCGTTCATGCTGTCAGGCACCACCACCGAACCGCCGACCGGCAGCCAGCTCCGCGGCAACAACGCCACATTCACGTCGTCCACCAAGTTGTGGATCATGGAAACGACCGTCGACGGCCTCGACGTCGCCGTCGGACTCGGCCGCATCAAGGCCGGGTTCCAGGTGTACATCCAGGACTACGACGCGGCGGCCGTGTACGCCGTGTTCAACGTCACCGCCGACTCGGTCGACAAAGGCGCCTACTGGGAGGTCGCCGTCGCCGTGGCGTCGTCGGCGGGCACGATCCCGGCCGGCAAGATCGCGTTGCAAACGTTGTCGTCGGCGCAGGCCGGGAACCTGTTCTCGACGACGACGACGGCGAAAGGTCTCGCCCCCGGCTCCAGTGGTGCCACCACCAACTTCCTGCGTGGCGACGGCACTTGGGCTGCCGCCCCCGCAGCGTTGAACGGCCTCACCGGCGTGTGGATCGGCACGGCCGCCGAATACGCCGCCATCGGCTCGAAGAGTTCCACCACCCTCTATGCGGTGACCGCCTAGGAGAATCAATGGCCATCAAGTATTCAGCCACCCTGCGTAACGCCAAAGCGGACGCCATCACCACCGCCGTCGGCGCCTCCGGCAAACTGCGCATCTACTCCGGCACCCGACCGGCGAACGTGGCGGCGTCGATCACCGGCACCCTCCTCGCCGAACTGACGTTGAACGCGACGTTCGCCCCCGCCGCCTCGGCCGGTGTGCTCACCGCCAACGCCATCACCGGCGACACGTCGGCCGACGCCACCGGCACCGCCACCCATTTCCGCATCTGGAAATCGGACGGCACCACCGCCGTCATCGACGGCGACGTCGCCACGTCAAGCTCCGACCTCAACCTCACCACGACGAGCATCGTCGCCACCCAGCCGGTCAACGTCACCTCTCTGGTGATCACCGTCGGCAACGCCTAGTCGCTGCACGGGGGTAACCCATGCGCCTGTTCGTCGCACCCCGCACCGGTACCGGCACGCATGCCGATCCGTACCGGCCTGACATCGACCGCGACGCGGTCGGTGGCACGTGGGGCGCCTACGAAATGCCCGACGGCCGGTTCACCGTCTGCGCCCCGAACGCTGACGTGGCACCCGTCGGGACGGTCGACCTGGGCGCCGACGTCGAAGCCCCGTTGCCGGCGGGAACGTTCGTCGAGGATTCTGCACCCGCTGGCCGGATGGCGGTCGACGTCGCCGGGTTGACGGTCGGCGAAGCGATCCTCACCATCGACGGCAACATCACGCCCGGCGACGACGGCCGGGTGAAGATCACGCTCGCCGGCGTCGACCTGTACGACGCCCCCGCCATCCAGGGTGGCGCTACCGACACGTTCACCTACAGCAACGGCAACCTCGCCACCGTCTCGTCCGGGGTGTGGGCGGGCGTCGAGTCAGACTGTGTGGTCGCTTCGAACGCCGTGTCGTGGAGCGGGTTCACGTTTGCGATCTCCCGATACGCCACCGCATTCTCCGGCGACCACTACAGCCAGATCGACTACACCACCAGCACGAACAGCGAGGCGGCCGTCGTCCTGCGCTGCTCCAGTTCGTCAGTCAACTGCTTCTACACGTTCATCAACGTCGAGGGGAATGCCGAACTTCTCAAGATCACCCCCGGCCCGGGCTTCACGTCGCTCGCCAGCACGTCCGGCCTGGCATCCTCCGGCACGCTGAAAGGCACGTCCGTCGGGTCGGTGCAAACCTTCTACCGCAACGGCACGTCGATCCTGTCGACGACCAATTCGGATTTCAACTCGAACAACTACGTCGGTATCGGCGGGTACGGCGAAGCCGGTTCCACCGCCGACAACTGGCAGGGCGGCACCGGCGACGGCACAGCCGGCAGCGGCTCGACAGGCACGATCGCCGTCACCGAAGCTGACGACACCGTCGTCGCCGCAGGCGCGCAGACCCACGTCGGCACGATCTCCGTCACCGAGGCCGACGACACGATGGTCGCCGCCGGCAACTCCGATACCGGGGCGATCACCGTCATCGAAGTCGACGACACGATGGCCGCCGCCGGCAACCAAACCCACGTCGGCACCGTCGCCGTCACCGAGGCAGCCGACACGGTCGCCGCCGTCGGCGGCGTGACGATCGCCGGCGCGATCACCTGGACCGAAGACGGCGACGTACTGCTCGCCATACAGACCAGCTTCTCGTATCCGGTGTCGATCTCGGCCCGCAAGATCCTCGACCAGAACGGCGGCGTCTACCTGATCAAAGGCATGTCGTCGTGGGCGATGGGACAGAACTGCTCCAACTCGGAGATCACCGCCGCCCTCGAAGGGTTGGCGGCCAAAGGGTTCAACGCCGTCATCGCCGCCCCGATGGGCGTCAACAATCCGGGCGGCGCCGGATGGTCCCCCTACACGAACGACGCCGCGGCCGCCTTCTTCACCGGCACCCCGTTCCAATCGTCGCTCGGCTCGGCCTGGACGTCGGTCGACTGGCTGATGACCGAGGCGACACGCCTCGGCTTCACCGTGTTCTTCTCGCTGTTCGTGTCATGGGGCACGACCGGCGTCCTCGACGACATGGTCGCGGCGACGAACGCACAGATGCGAACCTTCGGCTCGAGCGTCGCCACTCGTTACGCCGCCTACCGCAACATCGTCTGGCACTTGGAAGGCGACGTCGAGTTCAACGCCGTCGACCCCATCGGTCAACGCGTCGACTACTACCACCGCGGCATCAAAGACGTCGAAGGTTCGACGAACCGGCTGATCGCCGCCGAACCGTACGGCACGCTCACCTGTTACGAACAGTTCATCTCCCAGGAGGGGACGTCACCGACCGGTTACGAATGGTTCCACGTCGACCTCAACAACACGTACCGGATCGCCCCCGGTGACACCGACCCGGCGTCATGGCTGAGATCGGCCGAGGTGATGGAACTGGCCTGGGCCGGCAGTGACGGATCGACATCGGAAGCGTTCTGGTGTGACGAACCGTATTACGCCCACAACACCACGTTCAGCAGCGTCGACGACCAACAGATCCGCGAGCGTCTGTACGCCACCTTCCTCGAAGGTGGCTGCGGCATCAACTTCGGCGACGAATGGTGGTGGCCGTGCGGCGCCCCCGGACTGTTCTCCGGTGCCCCGTCGAACTGGCTGACCGACACCCTCGCCGCCGCCACGACGGCGCAGGCCGGATACTGCTGGACGCTCGCCGACACCTACGTGAAGGACGCGGCGTGGGCGCCGACCAGTTCGTTCGTCACGACCGGCGCCGGGTCCGGCGACACCAAGGCGGCCGTCGGCACGAAGGGCACAGCGGCCGTCGCCTACTTCCCCGACAACCGCACCGTCGCCGTCGACACGACGATCATCGCCGGCACCGGCAACGTGCGGCTGCGCTGGCTCGACCCGGTGCTCGGCACCTATTCGACGATCGCCGCGTCGGAGGCGCAGACCACCGGCCGGTCCGTCACCCTGCCGGCCGCCCACGCCGACTCGACCCGCGACTACCTCCTCGTCGTCGACTCGGTCGTCTCGACTGGCGGCGCCTTCGTCGGCACCACCCCGATCACCGCCGCCTACATCGGCACCACCGCCGTCACCAAGCTCTACATCGGCACGACCCAGGCGTGGCCCTAGGAGAACACATGACTGACACCACCCGATTCGTCGGCGTCGACTCGACCGACCCGTGGCTCCCCGACATCGTCAAAGTCCGGGCCGACAAGGCGAAGATCGACGACCTCGCCGGCAACTTCGGCGCCACCGACGTCGAAGGCGCCCTGGCTGAACTGTCCGACACGATCGACGTGATGGGCGGCGCCGGCGGCGGCCTGGTGGCGGCGTCGGCCGCCGAGACGATCGCCGGCACGTCGACGACGAAGGCGGTCACCCCGAACAGTCACGTCGGCTCGATGCCGTACCTCGACGTGCGCGCCTTCGGGGCGACCGGCGACGGCACGACGAACGACGCCGCGGCGATCCAGGCCGCGCTCACCGCTGCCGGTGCCACCCTGAACGCGACGACGCAGGAGGTCGGCGCCACCGTCGTGTTCCCGCCCGGCGTCTACAACTTGGGCACCACCGGATTGACCGCCCGCTGCGCCATCGACATGCGGCCCGGCGCCCGCCTCGCCTACACCGGCACCGGTGTCGCCCTGCTCGTCGACAACATCAACAGTGGCAACATCAACGTGTCGGTGCGCCGCGGCACCGTCGGTTGGAACACCGCCGCCGACACGACATCGGTCGGTGTCCGGCTCCGCAACACGTCGTCGATTCGTGCCCGTCTCGACGTGCGCAACTTCGCTGTCGGCGTCGACCTGTACGGCGACGCCCTGGGCACCTGTTACAACGTCGTCGACCTGTGCGACGTCATCAACAACAAGGTCGGTGTCCGTTGCACCGGTGTCGCCGCCGGCTGGGCGAATCAGAACGAGTTTCACGGCCGCATCCGCATCGACAGCGCCTACACGTCCGTGGCCGGGTCCCGCTACATCGATTTGACGACCGGCGGCAACGGTTCCACGTTCGACGCCGTCACGTTGGAGGCGAACACCCCGGAGTGGACCGTCGACTGCTCTGTGAACTTCGTGACGTTCCTCAATTGCCGCTGGGAGCAGGCCAAAGGCGTCCGGGTCAACACGAACGGCAACGTGCAGATCATCGGCGGCTGGGGCAACTCGGGTGTCGGCTCGACGAACGGTGTGCCGATCACCGAGAACGGCGGCCTGGCAACCGTCATCGGCCTGCTCGGCTCGCAGCTGTACTTCGATGCGACGCCGGACGGCACCAGTCACGGCCTGGAACTGGTCGCCGCCACCTCGCAAACGCATGTCGTGCTGACGACGCGGGCCAAGTCGACCGGTCTCACCTACGGCGAACTGACGGCCCGCGGCGAACTGTCCCTGTGGCGTTCGACCGGCAAGGGCGGCGGCGCCACCCCTGAACCGGTCGTCTT